AAATACGGATTTAGACGAGGTGGAATAGTAGACCCACTCGACACCATTCCAGCCATGCTCTCACCTGGCGAATATATCCTATCCCCAGAAACCGTCCGTAGATATGGTGTCAGCAATCTGAACCGCTTGAACTCTGGCGACACCGCAGCACTGAACGCAACCTCAGACCCAGAAGTAAAACGCTTACTGGCTGAATTGATTGTGGCAGTTCGTGAGAATAACACCGAGGTAAATGTTTATACGGATATGGCAGGCCAGACTAAGGCTGGTATTGAAGAATTCAGAAGCGAGCTAAGAGAAAGAACAAGACGGCAAGGCGACAAGTTTCTTCCGGCTAGGTACATCTAATGAGCCAGTTACTCGCCACGATCACGGTTGACGGCACGGATTACCGAGGTTCAATCAGAGGCTTTGCTGGGCAGAACTTTTACCAGCCTTTCTTCAAAAGAATGCCAAGTTTGGAACTTGGACAGGTTGAGGACTCAGGCAAGGTTGGCGTGAAGTTCGGGAACATTGTTTTGACGAATGATTATCTTAACGCAAGCCATCCATTTGCCTTGCAGAGATATGAAGACCTGCTGACCGCACCTGGGCTTTATGCAACAAGTCTCAAATGGGGTGAGGCAGGAAGCGACTTGTTTTCTGGCAATATCTTCTTGCAAAGCGTGACCGATACAGAACTAACCTTTGCGCTCACAGACACCGAATTCACCAAAGGTGCTAGACCTTTTACGCTCACTGAAAACTTTGCCTTTGTGGAAGCCGTGATTTCTTCAGGCGCAGGAACACCAGTTTCAATTACTGCACTAAATCATGGCTTTGTGACGGGTACGGTTGTGATTTTTGAGCAGATGGATTCTTACGGCGAGCTGCTGGAGTATCAATCGGTTGCAGTGGACAATTACTATTATGTGGTTCGCACTGGTTCAAACACCTTCACCTTGCAGGACAAAGACTTCATTCCCGTCACAAGTGGCTATGGCACAACCGGAACCTTTACCAGTGACGGAGAAACGCACCGTGTTGGTGTGCCTTTACGGATTCCGTTTTCTTGGGGAATCGTCAAGAACGTCACGCCAGTAATCAAAAAACGCGATGATGAAGTAGCCAATCCAGATTTGCAAACCAACAACAGCAGCTACCCAATCGAAATCCGTGAGGATGGGGTTTTGATTTATTCAACGGATAACACCAGTTCAGAATTCTGGAACGGTTCAGGCGGAAGTGGCGTTGCTCCAACCTCAACCGTGATTAAGCTGAATAGTGCTACCACTGGGGGTGTGCTTTCAATCTCAGGAATCAGCAACAGAGGTTCAACGCTTTCGAGTTTTTATAGTTATGTTGCGACTGAGCTTGGGCTAACTCTAGACACGAGCTATGCCTAATGGCTGGCGTAAATTACAACACCGATACGACGATCAGCACTGAAACCGTCAACGAATCACCTGTTGAGGTTCGTCTTTCGGTAACCGTTGAAATCGACACGAATGGTACGCTGACAGTCCGCTCTTTAACGGTGGCAACAACAGCTTCAGAAGTTGAAATCTATAGCCCATAAATGGCACAAGCAACCACTAGAAACGAGCCACTGATTGACTTCGCGGCAGATACTGCCAAGGCTGCGAATCTTTTGCTGCAAATTAGCGGAACGACTTTACGCGTCATTAACCGGATTCAATCCGGTGTGGCAGCCGCAACGGTGAGAACGCCAGAATTGCTTCAGTTGCAATTAGCGCCAGCCTTCCCAATTAAAAAGGTTTTCAGCGAGTATGAATTCAATACGCCTTACCCAGACAGTGTGACGCTCGCGCAAGAAACCAAATATGTGGAAGTCCCCAATCTAGGCTATGGGGAAGAACAAGGTTATGACGCACTCAGCACGATTGAAGAAAAGGTAATTGAATATCTAAGAGCCATTTTGCAGAGCGAATCCGCGCCAATCTGCACAGCTCGAATTTTTGGGATTAAAGACAATTACCTTTTAGGTTATCGCATCATCTGCATTGACGAAAAACAAAGCATCAAGGCCACGATTACGATTACCAGCATTATCTATAGCTTTGATTCTGAAGAGACAACCATCAGCGGACCAACCGAAATCGACTTTGTCAGGTTTGAATGAAGATTATTTACACGAATTCGATCACAGGCGTCAGCAGTTCAGCGACTCAATTGTCCAGCGATTATGCAATCGCCAAAGTTGAGAATAATTATCCGAAGCAGCCTTACATTGCTGATTCGGCAACCGCAACAATTACCGTGACTTGCCCAGGTGCGGAAGCAATCTTCTTCAGCTACTTGGCAGAATCCGCAACAGTCACATTCAAGGATTCTGGCGCAAGCACTCTCTTAACTGAGACTTACTCGAACAGCTACACACTCAGCGAGCAATATTTACTTAATGAGAAAACCCATTGGAACGATTCGGTTTTTGTGGCTTGTCCAGCAACCACGAACACCGTTGAGATTGCTTTAACCAACTCGACCGACGTCAAAGGAAGCCTGGACGGATGGGTTACGGCAAGCAATGGACAACTCGGCAGATTGCAAGCGAGTGCTGCCAACATTTATTTGGAAGACTACCCACAAATCAAACTTGGAACCTTTGTCAGCGATGGGGTGTTTACCGAACAGCTCAACCGAATTACGGGTGACGGGACAGGCTCAGAAGATTTGCAACTGACCGGAAATGGTGGCGCAAGCTTTACTGTTTCAAATATAAAGTTGCCGCTCATCGTCAACACGATTCGAGCCGGGAAAGTGCTGGAAACTTTTAATCCAAACGTCGGTATGTCGATCAGCCGAGACAGTTTTGGAATCAGACAAGAGCGAGACAGTGGGCTGGTGTATCGATTGGGCGAGATTCGCAGAAGATTCAGCGGTTCAGTCCAAGTCTTAGAATCCGAGAGAGACACTGCAACCAAGGTTTTTGCTGGCTTACGAATGCAACCAGTGGCGGCTGAGATTTTAAGCTATCAAAGCAACACCGCAGTATTTGGCAGTTTTTTTGAGCCTGCCAGCATTGCTTATTCTTATCCTGGCTCGCAGCTATATGACTATAACTTTGAATTTGTTGAGCTTATCTAAATGAGTTTATTAAAAACAAACGAAATCCAGAATTACAACGGTTCGAGCCTCACGCTAACTGCCAGCACGGTTTCGACTTCTGCACAGCTAAACACGGGCGGAAATATTTCGGTTACTGGTTCGCTAAATGTTTCCGATGATTCAACGACTAGAACCAATTTAGGATTGGGAACGATAGCCACGCAAGATTCAGATTCAATCACAGTTACTGGTGGGAGCGTGACCGGAACCGAAATTGATTTAAAGAGTTCTGGTACTACTATTTTTCAAAGCGATGGAACTACTGCGGTTTTAAGTGAGAGTGCTGGGGTTGTGACGTTAAATAATGTTACTGTTGGCTCAAACGTAAGCGGCATAGGCCAATTGATTGGTGTTTCATATGTAAACAGTATGTCAGGAAGCGGGAACTACGTTACTTTAGAAAATAATAAGGATTATCATTTAGTAGTGACTGGTTATGCTGGTGGTGCAAACCCTTATGGCTGGACGGAATATTATCAAATTCAAGTTGATGGCTCTGGGAATGTTTCAACAAGTGAGCAAACTAATCTTTTAGGATCAATATTTATGGATACAATAACCAATGCTGTAAGAGTCACTTCTAACAGTACAGATCAAGGCTATTTTGCTGGGCTTGTTTTTGAGCAAGGCTCAACTTTTGATGCGGTTTAAAAATGAATCATATGATTTTACCTAATGGCGAGTATGCCGTTGGGAGGTTTGTACCTGATGGTTCAACTCTAGTACCTGCTAGACCCAATGGGCCCTATACTTGGGATGGTAGTCAATGGGTATTTGATGGATACACTCCAGAAGATGCAATGAATCGCTTACGGTTAGAAAGAAACAGGCTACTTGCACAATCCGATTGGATGGCAAACTCTGATGTTACGATGCCTGAAGAATGGAGAAATTATCGACAAGCACTTAGAGATATGCCAGCTAACACCACACCAGCACTAGATGAAAACGGACAACTCACAGGGGTCAACTGGCCTACTGCACCAACTAATTAAGTAAAGGCCGAGCAATGCCAGCAGAACCCAACACAATGATTCAATTAGTCCAAGATTTAGGTTTTGGCATGGCTTCTCTCACCTTCAGCGGTTGGTTGATCGTGTTTCTTTTAAGAGGTTTTGAAAAGGAGCGAAATATTTGGCTAACTAAGGATTCTGAAAGTGATATTCGTGTATCGGAACTTTTGCGCGAAAATTCACAATTACAGCAGGCCACCACAGAAAAGCTCGCGAACCTTCAAGCCGCGCAGTCTCAGCAGCTTTTAGCAGTTCATGAAAAGCTCAACACAACGCTCACCAACATGACTGTTGCCATTAGCGAGCTAAGTCAGAAAATGGACAAGTTACAAAAATGAAACCGCTACTGGCAGGCTTGGCTTTGTTGTTGTCAACATCAGCATTTGCTTTGCCTGTCGAGTATAAGACTTTGCACCTCGTTTCATGGGCTTATCAGTGTTCTTTGCGACTTGCTCCCACCTATCAGCTTCAAGGCATGTCTTCAAATTTAGCCATGCAATCCGCCATTCAGTTGTGTTCTTGCGTCATTGACCATTACCGCGAAAATCACAGATATGTAGACCTTCAACTTATGCCTTTGCCTCAAAGAGAAGCGTTTGGCGAAATGTACAGTCAAGAGTGTATTGTTTACCCAGAAAAGGAGACTTGATGCCAACCGTTGACCACTCCACTCATTTCAAGCGAAAAGAACTGCAATGTAGTTTTTCCGGTGAATGCCAAATGCAAGATTGGTTTATGGAAAAGTTGGAA